ATTGAATCAGTTATAGGTAATACTTACCATACAGTAGAACAAGATGGTACTGATTATTATCTAAAATCTAACGGTACTTATGAAAATAAAAGCCGTTATGTTTATGTATCTTCTGTAACAGCAACAACTCCAAATTATTTCGATAATTCAGGAAACGCAAAAACTCAATATACAGCTAGTTTACCTCTAGTAGGATCTGGTTCATTTGGAAGTGGTACAGGTGATTTATTTGAAGGTGGTCCTGCTAAATTTAATGAAAATATTAGTAATAGTAATATTCAAGGTGTTAGTGCAAATGATTATACTTCATCAATCAATTTACTAAGCAATAAAGACGACTATAATTACAATGTTCTTACAGCACCCGGACTAATCCATGCTAATCACGCTTCACAAGTTAATCTACTTGTTTCTACCGCAGAAGCACGTCAAGACTGTATAGCTGTAGTAGATTTAAGAGGATATAACTCAACTATTGGACAAGTAACAAATGCCGTAAGTGGATTTGATAGTTCATATGCAACTACATATTGGCCATGGTTACAAATGATTGATCCTGATACAGCAAGAACAATTTGGGTACCAGCTTCAACATTAATCCCAGGAGTATTTGCTTATACAGATGCTTCAAGTGACCCATGGTTCGCACCTGCAGGTTTAACTAGAGGAGGATTAGGTCAAGTAGTTAAAGCGGAAAGAAAATTAACTTCTGGAAACAGAGATACTTTATATGAAGCAAATGTTAATCCAATTGCAACATTCCCACAAAGTGGAGTTGTAGTATTTGGTCAGAAAACATTACAGAAAAGATCAACAGCCTTAGATCGTGTAAACGTTCGTAGATTGTTAATTTCTCTTAAAAGCTTTATTAGTCAAGTTGCTGATAATTTAGTATTTGAACAAAATACAATTGCTACTAGAAATAACTTCTTAACACAAGTTAACCCATATCTAGAGTCAGTACAACAAAGACAAGGATTATATGCTTTTAAAGTAGTAATGGATGATACCAACAATACACCAGATGTAATTGATAGAAACCAATTAGTAGGTCAAATTTATTTACAACCAACTAAAACAGCAGAATTTATTATGCTAGACTTTAATGTATTACCAACAGGAGCAACATTTCCAGCATAAAAATTAAAAATTAGAATATTTATAATAAAACATAAAATAAAATGGCAGTATTAGATCCAAACGAAATATTTTTTACAGCATTTGAGCCAAAACAACAAAATAGGTTTATTATGTACATTGATGGTATTCCATCGTACACAGTAAAAGGTGTTGGGGCTGTATCATTAACGCAAGGAACAGTTCAATTAAATCATATTAACGTTCAACGTTTTGTGAAAGGTAAAACAACTTGGAACACAGTCCAATTTACGTTATTTGATCCAATTACACCTTCAGGTGCACAATCAGTAATGGAATGGGTACGTTTACACCATGAATCAGTAACTGGCCGTGATGGGTATAGTGATTTCTATAAAAAAGATTTAACATTTAATGTATTAGGTCCTGTAGGAGATATAGTATCTGAGTGGATTATTAAAGGAGCATTAATCACAGATGCTTCATTTGGAGATTACGGATGGGATAATGCAGATGCTGCTCAAGAAATTACAATGACAGTACAACCCGATTACTGTATATTAAACTTCTAATACAACTCCCCCTTATATATTTCAAAAAATTGCTTGGCTTCGTGCCAAGCTTTTTTTATATTAATATGTATCAACGATAAAAACGTTTTAATTAAATAAAGATTATGGCCGAATTTAAATTCCCAACTGAAGAAGTAGAATTACCCTCTAAAGGATTATTATATCCTGATGGGCACCCTCTAAAAAGTGGTAAAATAGAAATAAAATATATGACCGCTAAGGAAGAAGATATTTTATCTAACCAAGCTTATATACAAAAAGGCACTGTGTTAGATAAACTATTAGAATCTGTTATTATTAATAAGGATATTAAATTAAAAGATTTACTTATTGGTGATAAAAATGCAATTTTAATTGCTACTCGTATTTTAGGGTATGGTAAAAACTATAGTTTTACTTATAATTCAGAAAAAGTAGATATAGATTTAACTGAATTAGAAAATAAACCATTTGATGAATCTTATATAGTAGATGGTAAAAATGAATTTTCATTTACTTTACCTCATAGTAATACATTAATTACTTTTAAGGTTTTAGATGGACATGAAGAAGCTAAAATAGAGGCTGAATTAAAAGGATTAAGAAAAATCCAAAAAGATAATGTTCCTGAATTAACCACTAGACTAAAACACATCATCCTTTCAGTTAATGGTGAAACAGAAAGCAAAGATGTTAGAGAGTTTGTTGATAATTATATGTTAGCTAGGGATTCAAGAGCATTTCGTGAACACTTAAAATCTATTCAACCCGATGTTGATATGTCTGTTATTTTAGACAATGGAGAGGAGGTAGAAGTCCCTCTGGGATTAAACTTTTTTTGGCCTGACTCTGAATAATAGCCAACAGTATAGATTAAATTTATTTAATCATTTACATCAAATAATATTCCATGGTAATGGTGGATATGATTTTGAAACAGTATATAACTTACCTATATGGTTAAGAAAATATATTTTTAAAGAAATTAAAGACCATTATGCTAAGGTAAATAAACCACCTGAAGAACAGGGTAAAACAAACCTAGTAAACCCAGATGGAAAAGTAAATGTTCCTGAATTTGCTAAAGCATCTCAACAATACCAAGGAAAGAGCAGCTATAAATAGTTGCTCTTTTTAATATTTATAATAAAATACTCCTTAAATGGCTGGATCCGACGAAATAAAAAAACAAGCTGAAGAAACTAAAAGAGTAGGGGAAGCTCAAAGCGAAAATCTTAGAATTACACGAGATATCAATAATGAAATCCGTGAAGGGTTAAAGTTAATAACACAAGAAAAAGATTTAAAAAATGCCGTTAGAAAATCTTTAACTCTTCTAAATAAACAAGCAGAATTCCAAGTAGATATAGCCAAAACTACTAATAAGGCTTTAACAGATACTAATAATTTAATAAAAACCCAAGCTTCTTTTTCAAAAGGATTAAATGACCTTAGGAGAGAAAATCAACAATTAAATAAATCTATTAAAACCCAAGAACAGGATTTAGCCGCTACTAAGTCTTCTCTTAGTAAAGACGAAATTGCAGCAGCAGAAAAACAAATTCAACTTGCTAAGGATCTACAAAAAGGCATCGCCAACCAAATTATTAACCAAAAAGAATCTAAGAAAGCTCTTGAATCTCAAGTTGCAGTTTCCAAACAATTAGCAGATTTAGGATCAGTAAAATTATTTGGATCATTATCAGCTATAGCCGGTGCTATACCTGGGGTTAAAGATTTAACTAAAGGTTTTGATAAGGCAGCTGAAGCCTCTAAAGAAGCTGCTGCTTCAATGGTTACTATTAATAAAGATGGTATAGCTAGTTCTTTAACCGGATTAGATAAATTTAAAGCTGGACTTAAAGGACTATCTGCAGGAGCAGGTGAATTAATGAAAGCATTTGGTCCTATAGCTATCCTTGGGAAGGTATTCCAAGGCATGATGAAAGCAGATGAATCTGCTGGTAAAATTGCTAAAGGCTTAAATCTAAGTTTAGGTGAAGCAAATAAACTATCAGGAGAATTACTTAAAGCTTCTAGAACTTCTGATGAACTTGGTGTCACATATGATGGTCAAAAGCATGCCTTAATGGCCATTAATGCCGAATTAGGGACTTCTACCTCTATAAGTGCCAAAACATTAGCTACATTTTCTAAAATGGAAAATTTAGCAGGAATGACCCAAGAACAGATGATGGGTATTGGTAAGCTATCTTTTGCTACTGGTAAAGATATGGAAAAGATGACGGGTGAATTTTTAGCCCAAGCTAAATCCGCATCCCTAAAAAGAGGAGTACTACTAAATGAAAAGCAATTAATGGCTGATATCTCAAAAGTATCAGCAGCTACAACTTTATCATTAGGCAAAAACCCAAAAGCTATAGCAAATGCTGTTGCTACAGCAAAAGCTTTAGGTATGGAAATGTCTAAAGTAGAGGGAATAGCTAATAGCTTACTTGATTTTGAATCTTCTATTGAAAAAGAATTAGAAGCAGAATTAATGCTAGGTAAAAACATTAATTTAGAAAAAGCAAGACAAGCTGCCCTAAATAATGACTTAGCTACCGTAGCATCAGAAATAGCGGAACAAGCAGGAAGTGCCGCAGATTTTGCTAAAATGAATAGACTACAACAAGAAGCATTAGCAGGTGCTGTAGGTATGAATAGAGAAGAATTAGCACAAACTTTATTTACTCAAGAACAATTAAAAGGATTAACTGGAGAACAAGCTAAAGAAGAACAGAAGAAGCTAGATAGTGCTATTGAAAAGTTTGGGTTAGAAGAAGCAATGAAAATGCAAGAAGAAGGTAAACTCCAACAACTTTTTGACCAGGCTGCAGAACAAGAAAAAGCAGCTTTAGCCGCAAAAAGTATGAATGAGGCATTTATGGAGATGGGTAAAACATTAATGCCTGTAATGGAAAGTGTAACATATTTGACAACTAAACTAGCCGAAAATGTAGAATTAGTGGGAAGTTTAATATTAGGATATCAAACCTTTAATGGTATTCAAACCCTTGTAAACAGTAAAAAATTAATAGCTCTTTCTTTAGATAAAAAAGAGTTAATGTTTGGTAAAAGTAAATTAGCCCAACTTGCAGCTCAAGCGGTAATATGGGCAATTGCAAACCCATTTAAAGCAGCTTTAGGTGCCGCCGCCGCAGTAGGTATTGGGGCTCTGGCATATTCAACTATGGGTAAAGCAGCAGACATAAACTCTCCGGCAGATGGTAAAACACAAATATCTACAAAAGAAGGAGGATTGTTTGAGTTATCCCCAAATGATGATATTGTAGCAGCACCTGGTGCCTCTGCGGCGTTAGCAAATGCTTCAAGTGGAGGAGGAACGTTAGCAAATGCTTCAAGTGGAGGAGGAACTTCTGTTTCAATGCAAAAATTAGAACAACTACAAGCCCAAACTAATGCATTATTAAATAGAATAGCATCTACCCAAGGTACAGTATCACTTGATGCAGAAAAAATGGGAACTGCTATATCTATGAACACTTACGAAATTTCACCATAATCTAATATTTATAATAAAACAATATATTATGAGCATTTTAAATAAATTAACACAACAAGGTACACCATTATCATTAGGAAATGGAGCCACTCCATCTACACCAGATTTTGCAGAATCTAAAGTACATGATACGTACTCTATTAATGGTAGTCCTTCTTTAAGTGGTAAACCACAACCTTCAAATTTAGATTTAAATGGGCAAACCCCATCTAAATACTTAGATAATTTACCACAATAGTAAACTATGGGGTTAGTAGACTTAACAACGGATTTAAAGAGTCTCAGATATGGTAAAGATCGTATAGGTGGATTAAATGGAAGTAACCAACCCTATGTTACTAAAGATATACCTGGGAATCCAAATTTACCATTTTCAGATTCTTCAAATAAAAGTCTTAGTGGTACTGATGTAACAGGAGGCCCTGACTTTTTGTTAAGGGGAGGTACTTTAGCT